GAACGGATAGAAGGGTGAGATGTTTAATCCGGTGGAGGCAGGGGCCTGATAATAAAATATTAACGTTCCGCCCAAAAGAAATCAACTAACTTTTTTTGATTTTATTCAATCTAACGTTAATTATCCCGTTATAATAATCTTCTCTCAATAATACATCATGAGCTAATTGCAATTTAAGTTCTTCGTATGCAAGCTCACTCTTACTACAACAAAATTGAACTATTTCAAAAATAAATTTATCTTTACCATATTCAATTAAATCGTGATTCACTTTATCCGACGATGATGTGTAAACTTTCCAATCAGTTTCCTTAACAATATGTCGTCTTCGGTTTTTACCTTTTAGTGGTGGGAGTTTAACAATTTTTCTTGCTTGTTTTTTGCCAATGTATCTCTTACCGTTTACTGTGTTGGTTATAAGATACACAAAACCAAAAAAGTCTTCAGGGATAGGTAAAGCTCCGTTATATATCCAATGTCCTAGGTCGGTTGTCATATAAGAGATTTAAGAACTATTATTTTTTCTTCAATCTCTTCTTTTTCTTTTTATTCCGTCGTTGAACAGACCCTAAAGCTTTTGGAGCTCTATAATCACCAGTTGCATATGAATCACTAGAAAACTGTCCTGATGAAAAATCTCCAAATACACCACCAGTACCAGCCGTCATGTCTTCATCTAAAATCTTTTTAAAAAATTTGTTAAACATTTTATTACTTTAGTATTTATCATATTATACCAATATATGTCGGATATAATTGAAAAATATGACGCTGAACTTAAAGAACACGTCACTGTTGATAGTCTGAATCTAAAAGATAGAACTAGACAATTACCAGCGTATAAACATATTTGGGTTGGCCGACTCATAAGACATAAAATTGAGTTGAATAAGCTTAAAGATACAAAATATGAAAAATTAGAAGAGTTAAAACAACGAATCCGAGCAGAACATCTCACTACATTATCCGCACCTGCAGCTGAAAAATATGCCAATAATACAGCTGTTATGAAAGAAATCAATAAAAAAATCGTTGACCAAGAGCTGATAATTGAATATCTTGAAAAGGTCGAGAAAATTATGCACTCTTATGGCTTTGATTTGAAAAATATGATTGAAATTGAAAAATTGGAAACAATGTAATGATTAAACTAATACTTTTTGATATAGATGGTGTTCTAACAGATGGAACAGCAACATACGACTCTGAAGGAGTTGCTGTTGGTAAAAATTTTAACCATAAAGATATTTCAGCTCTTCGGAGATTTCAACCGGAACTTGGTATTGATGTTGCGTTATGCACATGTAGTAAGGAAATTAACTTGAATTATGCTAACCGTAAGAACTTATCATGTTACTATATTCCATACGATCCTGGTAGGACAGAAAAACAACACCTGTTACCGGAAATTATTGCGAGATATAATTACGATCTTGATGAAATAGGGTTTGTTGGAGATGATATCCAAGATGTAGAAATTATGAAACTAGTTGGATATAGATGGTGCCCGAAAGATGCAATATCAGATGTTCAGATTTTATGTGAGACACAAAACAGATTGAATATTAAAGGTGGTCGTGGTGTTGCAAATTATTTATTTCAACAGCTAGCTAGCAAATATTAAGGATAAAATTATGGCAACGTTTGCAAATTTAGTTATACCAATGGCTGGTCAAAGTTCATCCTTTTCTAATAAAGGGATTAAAACACCAAAACCATTCATTGATATATTTGGGAAACCGATGGTGCAACATGCATTTGAAAGTCTTGATTTAATGCCGTATGTTACACCAATTTTTGTTATAACAAAAAATCATGATGATTGTTATAACGCATGTAATGTTATTAAAGAATTTTGTCCAGGCGCAAAATTTGTGGTGTTAGATAGCACAACATCTTGTCCAGCTGAATCTTTGTATAAGGCTAAACCATACATTAACAGCGATAAACCGTTAATACAATCCAATGTAGATCAAATTTTACAGTGGGATTCAGATCGATTTTTATCTGTTATTAATAGAAACGATCCAGATGGTGCTGTAATTACAGTAAAAACTACAGACCCTCATTATAGCTATATTAAGGTTGATTATACCGGTAAAGCTATCAAACTTACCGAAAAAGAAGTTATATCCAATAGAGGTTTAATTGGCACACATTATTGGAAACGTGGTGATGATTTTATATGGAGTTATGAAGTTGCAAAGCAACAAGGAATTAATTATAATGGCGAATTATATATTTCACAAACTTATAATCCTTTGATAGAAGCTGGTCACACTATTAATGATTATAGACTTTTAGATGATGAAAAACAATACCCGGTAGGTGATCCCAAACAATTAAATGAATACACTAACAAATTCCCATTTATTAACAATCTTGGTGTTGTCGTCAGATAAATACCAACCAATTTTAAAATTGTGGTCCCACTACTTTAATAAACATTGGAAGGATTGCCCATATAAAACTTACACCGTTTCAAATACTAAACCAATATCGTTACCTAATATTGAATGTTTAGTGACTAATGTACCTGTAATGGATAATGCCGATCATTTCAAACAAATGATGTTACATGCATTAAATCACATAACAACACCATATGTGTTATGTGTTGTTGAGGATCAAATTATTGTTAAGGATGTTATTTCCGAAAATTTTGATCACGTTGTTAACTATATGGATAATAATGACATTACAAAAGTACGTTGTTTATCCATGCCATGTGGTGATCATCCATTAGAAGTTGAAGATGGTTTTATAAATTCTGAAAATTTTGGAATTATTGACAACAACAATGAATATAGAAATTCACTTCAAGCTGCAATATGGAATCGATCTAGATTAATAGAACTTTTAAATGTTTATACAACCGATTTTTCTGGTTGGGTATTTGAATGTGATGAGCAATTCCGTAATAAATCCAAAGATTGGACATATATAGCATGTAACCACGGAAAAGGTGGTCATTTATTAGATCGACCTGAAGGAAAGGGTGATTCACCATTATTACAGTACGTTGAGTTGGTACGTTGGGGATTGTTTGATAGGATTTATATTGATTTCTTCCGGGATATGGTTAAGAAGGATGGATTATCAATTGACACACCTGAATATAAGCCATTTGGGGCAGGATTAAAAAAGGAAGAATTACCATTATAGTAGTTGAATAGTAATGACTTGGTAATACTATTTAACTATGACCAAGTTCACATACTGTAATAAAAAACGAGTAGGATTTTTAGTATCCGATCACTTCGATTTAATACGTGAACATTTTTCATACGAAAATACCGGGGCTGTTTTTGCTAGAAAACGTGGAGCATGGTATGCAAAATCTAGAAAATATGTAATAACACCAGGTGGTAAATTTGATGTTGGATTAACATTTGAAATTGCCAAATTTGTTCGTAAAGAGCTACCGGGAGAAGAAATTACATATGATGATTCAATTTTATCCCAACTTAAACCCCAGATTTCGAACACTGACCTTGAATTATCATTACCTCTTCGTGATTACCAAAAAGAAATTGTTGATACATGTTTTAAATTTGGAAGAGGTACTGTAGTTTTAGCAACAGCTGGTGGTAAAACACTAGTAATGGCCAACTTACTTGAACGATTATATAAAGCAACTAAAGACAAACCTACTTGGAAAGTATTATTAATGGTTCCGGATTTGGGGTTAGTAAATCAAACATACAATGACTTCAAAAAATATGGTTGTAGTTTTCAATACGGTAAATGGACTGGTAATTCCCCAGTAAATTTAGGAGACAATGTAATTATTGCAAATTTAGGAATACTTCAAAGCGGATGTAGTGATATTGAGTGGATTAAGTACATTGATGTATTGATAGTTGATGAAGTTCATAAAGTCCGGTGCAAAAATAAGGTTAATAAAATACTTAAAACCATTGAAACACCAATTAAATTCGGATTTACCGGTACTCTCCCCGACACCAACGAAGATATATGGAACATATATGGGAAAATCGGTCCAAAAATATACGAGAAAGGTAGTTACGAATTACGACAAGAAAATTACGTGAGTAATTTGTTAATCCATGTTTTAAAGTTGGAATATCGACAAAAACCGTTTTATCCCGATGAAATCAACGATCCTGGTGAGCGATATAGGTTAGAATTTGATTTTTTGTTTACAAACACGTTCAGAAACAACATATTAAAGAAAATAACAACAGAAGTTAACAATAACGTATTATTATTGGTTGACTACATTCGTCATGGAGAAGAATTATACAACGTATTAAAGGACAACGATCAAGGAAAGCAAGTATTTTTTATACAAGGTGATGTTGATGTAGAAGAACGAGAGAATGTTAAGCAACTTATTGAAACCAATGATAATATTATTTGTATAGCAATAAGTAAGATATTCAGTACAGGTATTAGTATTAACAATTTACATTATATAATATTTGGTTCTGGAGGGAAGGCAAAGATCAAAATTTTACAATCAATAGGTCGTGGTTTACGATTACATAAGAACAAAGAAAAGCTAGTAATATTTGACATAGCAGATCAACTTCGATACGGTAAGAGTCACGCGGACGGTCGTGCAAAACTATATGAAAAAGAAAAAATACCTGTTAAATATTCGACTATAACTCAAAAATAGTGGATTAAACTTAACCTGAATATACAATTAACATATGCAAGCTAAAAAGCCTAAAAACGGTAAAAAAATCAAACCCAAGAGTAAAGAACATTATGTAAATTCTGGTGAATTTAAAGCTGCAATCAAAGAATATTACCAAACTGATGAATGTTCAAATGAATTAGGAGAAATGATAACTAAAATCGCTTATGGTTTAAGTTATGCTCCCAATTTTATGAATTATTCATTTAAGGATGAAATGATAGGTGATGCTATTGTAAAAATGTTTACAGCATTACACAATAAAAACTTTGATTTAGATGCAAGGGACAATAAAGGTAATAAATACAACCCATTTTCATATTTCACTACAATTGCATTCAGAGCATTTATTAATAGGATTAAACGAGAGAAACGGCAATATGATGCTATTAATGAATATAAAGAGCGGGTATATGAAGATTTAATGAATAATGAAGAGGTAGAACAAAAAGTTTATGTTAGACCTCAACATGAAGAGGAAGAATTACAGTATTAATAAATACTAATAGTGGAATTCAACCAATTAGTAAAATTACTTGAACAAGACGAATCAATCTTCAAACCAAGAAAGACTGAAGGTAGAAGAGAACGGTTTAATCAAATAATTCAACGTCAAATACAAGACTATATCAAGAACGGATCTAAAGGTGATTTAAGTTTACCCGGAACACCAATTACATCGTTACCAGATAATTTAAAGTATGTAGGTGGTATTTTAGACCTTTCGAATACATTAATTACATCATTACCTGCTGGATTAAAGGTTGGTGGTTGTTGTTTAGATCTTTCACGTACACCAATTACAACGTTACCGGATAATTTAACGGTTGTTGGAAATTTATATGTTGATCGTACGCAAATTACATCATTACCGGGTAATTTAAAGGTTGGTGGTTTATATATTCACGACACACAAATTGCATCATTACCAGACAATTTATCGGTTGATGAATTGGATGCTCATTCAACTCTAATACAGGAATTCCCGGATAGTTTGAAAATTAGAAATTGGCTAGATATCAGAAACACACCACTAGCAGAAAAATATAGAAAAGGTGTATTAACACTAGCTCAAAGATTAGAACAATTTAAAAAAACATACCCGGGAGTTAATGGGCAGATTTACCTATGAAATTTCAAGATTTAACAACATTACTTGAACAAGATGAATCGATCTTTAAGCCAAGACGGGTTGAAGATCGACTAGAACGTCAACAGCAAGAACAACTACGGCAAGTGTATGACTATATTAAGAACGGTTCTAGAGGTGATTTAGATTTAAGAAAAACCGTACTTACCACTTTACCAGAAGGGTTACATATAGGCGACAGTTTAATGTTATTGGGATCAAAAATCACACACTTACCGGATGATATTAAAATTAATGGTGTGTTATATTTAGCAAAATCACAAATTACACGTTTGCCGGATAATTTAAAAATAGATGATTTGGTGTTATCTATGACACAAAATATTACTCAACTACCTCGTGGATTATCAGTTAATCGGAGAATTTTATGCGATTATTCACGCATAACATATATTCCTGATGATATACAGGTGGGTGAAGAGCTGAATTTGATGAAAACACCGATTGAACATCTCCCGGATAATTTAACAGTAGATAAACTGAATATCAATTACACAAGAATTAAATCTTTACCTAACAATTTAACAGCGGATTTTGTTTCAGCTAGTATGAGTTATATCAACCATATACCACCGAACAATAAAATTAAAAGGTTAATTATCTATAACACTTTATTAAGTAAAGACCCAGATATAATGTCTGCTAGAAGTGGTGAACACAACCCTAAATATCCAAATATTGGTACAATATATTATTAATATTTTTTGACCACATTCCAAACCTTATAAAACAACAGCTTACTTTTACGTTCTTCGTTTAAATCTCCAAAATCAACAAACCCAGGATCTTGTTCTGAATCATGAGGCCATTCTTCGAAATGAATACAATAGTGGTTCCTTAATTTATAGTAAGCACTTAATATAATTTCTTCTGTGAAAAAATCTGTATGTGGAGGGTGCACACTAGATAATAACACCAAAGCATGTTCATAAAAATCAATTAATGCATCAAACTCCGATGGGTGTATACCAATAACACCACCAACTAATTGTTCGGTCATATCCGTATCTTCGTATTTCATCCCATACTTATCTTCTAATAATCTCCGTAATAACTGGACATGACTTGTATGATACCAAATATTTCCATGTTTAAATTGGATAAGTTTATGGTCGGATATTAATCGATCTAATCCTGGACCTATTTCTGGTGTGTATATATTATTTGGATTTAAAGGGTAATAGTGGGTTTTATCAAAGAAATTATTAATTTCCACACCACCTTTTGTGTATGGTGTTAATGACCAATGAGTAATACCAGCATCAACCCAGCAAAAATTATCGGTATTATATGGATTAAAATGCGCTGTATTCTTAAGAAAATAGATTTTTTGATGGCACAATATTTCACATCTAGTATGGAACAACCCCGGTTCATTAGGATTTGTTTTCCGGATTTCTTCAATTTGGTCTTTAAAGTACTTGATGCATCGTTGGCGATGTGATAATATATTATCAGCATATTTGAAATCACCTAATTCAGACACAATAACTGACCATTTTTGTTGTTCTCCTAACGTATCCAAATATTCTAAATATGCTTTAATCTTATGGTAACCCGAACCACTACAATAAATTACCATTGGCAATCCAAAGTTATATAAGTTTTGTAATGAAGAAAAATAATATTGTTCATGCCAATCACGACCACCAAATTTGCCTTCGCGTTCTCCATGATATATTGCAGTGACTAATGTTGTACTCATCAATAACCTATTTAGCGTATATTAATTAAGAATCTACCATAAATAATCATAGTGAAATTTCAAGACTTAACAACATTACTTGAACAAGATGAATCGATCTTCATACCAAGAAATCTAGACACCCGGCAAGATCGTTATGAGCAACAAATTCAACAGCAAATTCAACACTACATTAAAAATGGGTCTAAGGGGAAATTATATTTATCCTATAAACCAATTAAATCGTTACCAGATAATTTAAAGTATGTAGGTGGTACTTTATATCTCGTCAAAACCAAAATTAAATCACTACCGGAAAATTTGACAGTTAGGGGTAATTTAGAGCTAGACGGAACACAAATTGAATCATTACCAGCTGGGTTAAAAGTTTATGGAGCATTATTTATGAACTTCACTCACCTTAAATCATTACCACCGGGATTTGAAATAGGTAACGGATTATATATCAAACATACACCAATTACGTCATTACCAGCTGGTCTAAGGGTTGGAGGTAATTTCGACCTTCGGGGATCACAAATTGAATCATTACCAGCTGATTTATATGTTATAAACTGGTTAGATATCAAGGATACACCACTAGCAAAAAAATACACGGTAGAACAATTAAAAAAGATGTTACCTGACGTTGGAGGGGAAATATATATATGAAATTTCAAGACTTAACAACATTACTTGAACAAGATGAATCGATCTTCAAACCGAGAAAGATTGAAGAACGTAAACCCCGTCATGAACAAATAATTCACCAACAAATCCAAGAATATATCAAGAAGGGAGCTGTTGGTAATTTACGTTTAGATGGGTCGCCAATT